GCAGGTGATGCAACCGCTCAAGTTGAAGCAAATAAAAAAATTGCTGAATTAGCATTTGAAACTGCTAAAATAAAGCAACGAAAAGAAGAACAACCAGTTCAACAGGAAACACCTGTTAAACTATCCGACGGTGGACAATTACCAAATCAAACCCCTCAACAACTGCCTCAAGCTGATCCTATGGCTGAAGATTGGGCTGCAAAAAATAGATGGTTCGGAACAGATAGAGCTATGACATTTACTGCATTCGAGATTCACAAGGATTTAGTTGAAAAAGAAGGTTATGATCCTAAATCAACAGAGTACTACAATGAAATTGATAAAAGGATTAGAGTTGACTTTGGACACAAATTTGATAATACTGAAACTAAGCAAACGAACAGGGCCGTTCAGTCGGTAGCTTCGGCTAACAGAAGCTCAAAACCTGGTCGCAAACAAGTGAGACTCACATCGTCTCAAGTAGCAATAGCTAAAAAATTAGGTGTGCCACTCGAAGAGTATGCAAAACAATTAAAACTCACGGAAGGAGCATAAGCATATGAAAAAAGAAACAAATAAAAACCTTTCTCGTGCGGCTGGAACTCGGTCAAAGACTGAAAGACCAAAAGAGTACAAGCCTCCATCATCTCTAGATGCACCACCAGCGCCCGATGGATTCAGGCACAGATGGATAAGAGCAGAGTCAATGGGTTTCAAAGACAAACTGAAGGTCAAGACGAAGCTGTAGAAAACGACTTACTGAAGGATCAGGACAAAAGAATGCCGATGAAATTCGAGCGTTCTAGCAAAAACTTCGGTGGTACTAAGAAATAAAATTCTCAACACCAACGAAAAATATAAACCGAACTGGAGGCCGTTTAACGACGGCAGGTTCATAAGGAGAAACAATAATGGCAAATAGAAACACGCAAGGTTTTGGTTTGATTCCAGCTGGAGTACTAGGTGCAACACCTTCTACTGGCGGTCAGAACAAATACAAAATCGACAGTGGCTATCCGACTAGTTTATACATGGGAATGCCTGTGCAGTACGATTCTGCTTCAGGTGCCAATGTAGATCCAGGTTACATAGTTACAGCTCAAGACGCTATTACGGTTCCAACGATTGGTGTATTTAATGGTTGCTTCTTTACAGATGCAAATACATTAAAACCAACTTTCTCTTCATTCTATCCTGGTGCTACAGTGCCGGCTGCGAATGTAAATAACGGAGATACGGATGCATTCGTAATAGACAATCCATGGCAGCAATATGTTGTTCAATTAGATACGCGTTTAGGCGCAACTCTTGACGCAGCACAAGTTAACATGGGAAGAACGTACGGATTAACAGTTAGAGCAGAAGGAACTACAACAGTTTCAGGTTCTACTATATCTGGACAATCCAACGGTCAATTAACAGTAGGAACTGTAAATGACATTAACAATCAATGGAGACTACTAAGAGTAGCAGAAGATCCTGAGAACGAGGATCTTATTACAACTCCACAAACAAACCCAGCATTAGCTAACTTTTCAGGTCAAGCTTCTGTGGTTGTGGTTGTTAACAAGTCACAATGGTTCGGAACAGGAACGGTAGGAGCATAATATGGCAATATCACGAGCACAGCTAGTCAAAGAACTAGAGCCAGGTTTGAATGCACTATTCGGTCTGGAATACAAAAGGTATGAAAATCAGCACGCTGAGATTTATACAACGGAATCATCAGACAGAGCTTTCGAAGAGGAAGTAATGTTATCTGGTTTCGCTAACGCAGATGTAAAAGCAGAAGGAGCTGGCGTATCATACGATGATGCACAAGAAACTTATACTGCTAGATACACAATGGAAACGATCGCTTTAGCTTTCGCTATCACAGAAGAAGCAATAGAGGACAACCTTTATGACAGACTTTCTTCTAGATACACAAAAGCTT